CGCTGGAGAAGTTCGATGTGATCGTCGCGGGTGAGGTGCTCGAGCACGTCATCGATCCCTGGAAGCTGCTGGACGATCTGCGCGCGTGCCTGAAGCCGGGCGGCTGCCTGATCATCACGACCCCGTATGGACGCTGGGAACACTCCGGCACTGTGGCGTTCCGCACGGGCCGTGAGCACATGTTCCACTTCGAGCGGGCCGACATCGAGGACATCTGCAAGGGTCACGATGTCGACATTGCCTACGCGCCCGCCGGCCACGACAGTTCTGGCGAGGGGCTCGGCTCATGGATCTGGGCCGTATGGCCCACTGACCAGCCGTTCGGCCGCCCGGACTACGAACGCAAGCTCTGGCTCTACGCGCCCCGCGAGACGATCTCCCTCTGCATGATCGTCAAGGACGCAGAGAAGACGCTCAGGAAGTCCGTCGAATCGGTCGTTGACTGGGTGGACGAGATCATCCTGAGCGTCGATCCGACGACATCGGATCGCACGCTCGACGTCTGCCGGCAACTGGCCGGCGACTTCCCGAACCGGCCGTTCACGTACGCGCTGGCTGAGAAGTCCGCCCGCCGGGATGGTTTCGATGAGGCCAGGAACGAGTCGATCGCGAAGGCTTCGGGCGACTGGATTCTCTGGTGTGACGCGGACGAGGAAGTCCATACGCCGTGGAACCTGCACAAGCTCGCGCGCCATTCGATGCACAACGGCTACGGATTCGGCCAGGTGCATTACTCGGTCGGGCCGGAAGCGGTGCTGACGACTGACTACCCCTGCCGAATGTTCCGCAACCGCAAGGGCGTGAAATTCTACGGTGTCGTGCACGAGCATCCCGAGACGGAGATGGGAAAGGCGGTTACGCACTCCATCGTCCGGCCGGAAGTGAAGTTCCTGCACTGTGGGTACGTGGACGAGGATGCCCGTCGGAAGCGCTACCAGCGGAATCTCCCGCTGCTGATGCGCGACCGGCAGAAGTATCCCGACCGGGAGCTCAACAAGTTCCTGTACCTGCGGGATCTCGCGCAGGGAATGATGTTCGAGCAGGAGCAGATGGGCGGGAACATCGCGCCAGAGCACGTCGTGCGTGCCAGGGAAGGAATCCGGATCTTCGAGGATCTGGTCGCGACGACTCAGCACATCCGGATGATCTCGGACGCCCTGCCGTACTACACGCATTGCGTTGTGACCTCCGGCGGTGGTTTCGAGAGCGAAATCACCATCAAGGTCGCCAATCCACAAGCGCCGGCCCTTGCCGTCAACACATCGATCAAGGGCGCCTTTCACTCACGCGAGTTCTTCAGGACGCTCGCCAATCGTTTCATCGAGGAGCCCACCAAGCACTATGAAGATCGGTACCTTTGACGACCTGTTGAAGTCGGTCGGTCTCGCACGCGTGAGCCGCGTGAACGAGATGATCGACAGCGTATCCATTCAAGGCGAATGGGACGTCAAAGTCGTTCGCGCTGATGGTTCGATCGAACGCAAGACGCTGAAGAACATCGTCACGCGTCCGGGGCTGAATCGCATCGCGCACCGTGCCGTAGCTAGCGACACCTCGCCGTTCTTCTACATCGTGGTCGGCACGGTGACGGCGACAGCCTCGCTCGATTCCACTCAGGCGGGCATCGGCGAGGTGAAGCGCAAGGTAAGCGCCGTCGGTTCGACTCAGGCTCAATCCTCCGAGTGGATCTTCCTCCAGTGCACGCTGGGCGGAGCGGCGGACAGCGTGACATCGCTTGCCCTCGACTCGGCCGGCATTTCGGATGGCGCCAACTCGAGTTCCGCGGTCGGCATCCTGGGCAACCAGGTGAACGGCATCGGCGTGACGCTCGCCAATTCAGACCTTCTCGACCTCACCGTCCGCATTCGTTGTGGCTCTCACAACGGTGCGCACTCCACCTGATCTGAGGAGTACCCGTGAAACGTACTTTGATCTTCCTGCTTTCCCTGATGCCGGTTCTGGCATTTGGAGCGAACACCTGGAACGAGCGCGACCTTGCCTGGACGGCGCCCACCACCTGCAGTGATGGGACTGCCATCACCAACTGCCCGGTCACTGGCTACAAACTCGAGGCGGCTGGCACGTGCACTGCCACGAGCTGGAACGCCGTGGCGACGGTCGGCAAGGTGCTCACCTACCATGTCACCAACCTCGCGCCGGGGAACTACTGCTTCCGGGTGAAAGCAACCAGTGCCGGCGGTGATTCTGCGCCCAGCCCTACGACGGCGAGCTCGCAGACGACGGTTGTTCAGCCGCCACCTTCTGTGCCAGACGCTCCGGGGTCCGTAGTCGTTGCTATCTCACCGACTGCCTACACGGTGATCAAGTCGCAGGACGCCCTCGTGATGCTTCCCGTGGGCACCGTGGCCACTTCCACGGCCTGTGATGTCACTCAGGCCATCAGCCTGAAGGGACAGACCTACAACCCCGTGCCGGTGTCCTCCGTGAAGTTCACGGGCACAGCGCGCCCGATCGTCACGTTCGCAATCTGCGGGTGAAGAGACCTCGTCCATCAAAGCCTCATCGCCTCGAACATCCACTCGCGGCCCGAATCGGCCGCCCTCGGAGATATCACATGACGACCGTCGTAATTCCGTTCACCGCGCCAACTTCCCGCAAGGATGGGGCGGCACTGCCCGTGGAGCAGATCAAGCAGATCGATTTCGAGATCAGCGCCGACAATGGCCAGACGTGGACCAACGTGGGGCACCGGGCCGGCAACGACACGAGCCTGACGCTTCAGGACCTCGACGTGGGTCAGTACCTGATCCGCGATTACGTGACCGATACGCAGAATCCACCGCTAACGAGCGACTTCAGCAACGTGGTGGGCTTCGAGATCAAAGCGCCGGTCCTGGCCGCCCCGAATCCCGCAGTGATCGGTACGCCGGTCGTCAGCTAAGAACCTCACGCTGCCAATGTGGCAATACCCGCTCACCCGCGACTCCCAGGTGCGATCTGTGCGAAAGCGACAGAGAGCGGCAGCGCGAGTATGACCAGCGCTCACGTTGCGTCATGGTTGTCGAAACGTGGTTCGGACCGCAGCGGATCTGACGTCAGTACCGCTTTCCCAAGCCGCGGCGGACACCCTCGATGACCCACAGAGGGCCAAAAAGCAAAAGGGCAACGACGCAGAACGCGATGGCAGCTGCGACCTTAAGCGCGCGAGCGATTGGCGTGAGCGGGCGAAAAGACGGCCGGGACTCATCGGGCAACAGCGGGAGTGCTTCGGAGTTCTTATACATCGCGTCGTTTCCATTTGACGGTGGAATGGCAAAGCTTACTCCGGCCAGTTTGGGGATGTGTGAGCAATCACACATATTGACTCGTGCCAACTAAGAACGGCGCAAGCAGTTCGAGCGGGAGCGGCGGGGCAGTCGGGTCTCTATCTTGGTCCCATACAGTTGCGGCGCTAACCAACGGCGTTCTGATAGTCGACGTGAACGGGTTCACGAGCGGAGGCGCATCCACAATCTCATCGGTGACGTGGAATGGCGCGGGGCTTACTCAAATAGGCAGAGTGGTGGACTCGGGCGGGGAGATTTTCGCGGAAAAGTGGGTCTTGGTGAATCCGACTCCCGCGACCGGAAATGTCATCATCACGCCCGCTGCCTCGTCCTTCATAAACGGAGGTGCGCAGAGCTGGGACGATGTGAGTCAGTCAACCCCTGCCAGTAACTGGACGACGAACACCGGGACGGATGCTGCACCAACGGTAACGGTGACCACGGCAGGGGGTGACATCGTCAATGATGTCGTCGCAGGTTTCGATGCGATGTCCACCGCCAATACCCAGATATGGGTGGATTCGGGCGCATCCGCGCTTCGTGGTGGTGGCTCACACAAGACGGCAGCCGGCGCATCCACTGCAATTGCCTGGACACAGGCGAGCGCGACCAATTGGTGTATCGGAGCGGCGGTACTGAACGCAGCGGTTGGCATCGTCGACAAGATGAGCTTTTCGACTGGTCTTTTGAAGACGCGCACGTACCGTCCGCGTCCCTTTGCGCCTGGCATTGCCAGGTAGGATGGAGGCATTCAGTAAGTAGTGAGCAGACAATTCTGGCAGGAGGCGCTCTTCTGGGCGACGTCCGACGGAACGGCGATTGCCAACAGCGTCACAGAGACGATCATTCACCCGAACGTCACGATCCCCGGCAATTACATGGCCGACGGTCGCGTACTGAGGTTGCGCCAAGCCGGTCGGTTATCCACTACTGGTACGCCTACGATCCGATTCCGCCTGCGCTGGGGCGGCGTTGCAGGAACCGTGTTCTGGGACTCCGGAACGATCACGTGCGGCAGTGGTGTGACGGCGGCGCTGTACGAAATCGACATCCTAATCCAGACGCGCAGCAACGGATCGAGTGGCACGCTGTTCGCGATCGGCCGAGTGACAATCGGCGGCGCCGCTGCCCCGACAGTCGGCTCCGCAACTGGGGCGCCTGCTGAAGGCATCTTCGGTAGTGCGGGCGACGATACACCTGCCGCCGTTACGCTCGATCTGACGGCGGATACCGCGCTCTCCATTACTGCTTTGTGGGGTACTCAGAGCGCGAGTAACACGCTCACTGGCCATCTTTATGTCGGCGAATCCCTTAACTGATTTCAGGAGGAAGGCTGTTCATGGCGATGAAAGGACGAGCATTCGTGATGCCATCGGCAATCCTGTCGATGGAGATCAATGACGATGTGGGGAACCTCATCGGATCGACTTTCACGGTGCACTACGTGATGTCCGATGCCGAGGTGCCCACCAACGTAAGCGAGGAGCTGAAGGACGTGACGGCGGTGTTTGCATGGCCAACGGATGCTGCATCACTGGCAGCTGTGCACAAGGCCTATCGGGACATGGTCATCTTACAGCAGCCTGTGGGCTACAACCTCACGTCTGCGGACGTGATCGTCCCGCAGTTCGTGCTCGGCTCTCTTGCGTAGTGGCAACGCGCTTCTACCTCGGCTCGGTTGCAACACCGTCTATCTCCCCGTCGTTTGATGCGAACTGGGAGCAGACGGGGCAGGCGGTCAGGCGGAAGCTTTACTTCACGAAGACACTGTCCGTGCTGGAGGCGCTCACCACCAGCACAGCAGTGACGATCCCGATCACCACTACGCAGGACATTCTCGTCGCGCAGTTTGTGGGTGAGCCATTCGGAAACCCGATCCTGTTCGACGCTCGTAACTGGTCGATGGTCGTGGGGAAATGCAGCGAAAACGCGAGCACCAACAATGCGCACCTGGCGTTCAGCCTGCGGGTGCTGAGCAACGACGGGACGACTTCACGCGGTACGCTTCGAAGCAGCTTCGTCAACATCTCGGAGTTCGCAACGACCGCCTCGGCCGCGACGCGCATCATTGCGGCGGCTGCCGTAACTCCGGTGACCAGCCAGGCCGGAGACAGGCTGTGCCTGGAAATCGGAATGCATGTTGCCGCTCCGAGCGCTGCGGGTTCCGGAGCGATGCGATTCGGATTTGATGCGGCGAGTGACTTCGCCCTCACGACCGCGTTGACCACGGATCTGAATAGCTGGGCCGAGTTCGAGCAGGACCTTTACGGCACGCGGTTCAATAACTACCAGGGTGTGACAGCTGGCAGTGGCTTATCGACCGGCGAGAAGATCCGATAAATGTCGTTCCTCCAGCGCCGCAGCCCGTACCTAAACCAGCCCCGGAGCAGCCCGTCGAGCCCCGATGGCACCACCACGACTAAGGTGGTGACGGACACGCTCGATGCCACCGACGGTTTCCTGCGGTGGGCTATGCGGCCCCGTGATGGCGCGGATGTGCTCTCCATTTCTGATACATCCGTCTCCGGCGCCAAGCGCATGGTGAGTGCGTCGGATGCCTTGACGATCGCCGACGACTTCTACGACTGGGCGCGGCGAGTCCGACTCGCGACTGACGCCGTTACGATCTCTGACGGCTTCGTGTCATGGCGCCGTCTTGCGCGACTCTCCCAGGACAATCTGGACCTCCTCGACGGGTTGTCTAAAACCGTCATAGGGCAGGGAACGGTATATGGACGGGTTCTGTCTGACACGCTGGCCCTGACGGACGGGTTTGTGTCGTGGCGGCGCTTGGTTCGCCTGCTCACGGACAACGCAGACCTGCTCGATGGGTTTTCCAAGACGCTCATCGGTGTGGGCATCGTGTACGCCCGCGTGCTTTCGGACACCACGACCCTGATAGACAATGCCGGGCAACGATGGACGCTGCGTACATCTCGGCTCACCGACGCTGTGGGGCTCTCTGACGCCCTGCTTCGCGCGCTTGCCCGGATCAGAATATTGGGCGAGAACCTCGAGTACAGCGATGGCGTGATCCGCTTTCTTCGGGCGGTTCGGGCTCCGACGGATACGATCGACATGTCGGACGAGCTCGTTCGCGCATTCTTCCCGGACCAGATTTTCACCGTGGCACTCGTGCTCGGAACGCGTGAGTCTTTCCGCATGTCGACGTATGATCCACTGGTACTCTCAAGCCGTGATTCGGGCTTGAGATTCGGAGGCCTATAGAGCGCGTTGCAGATCAACGTAGTCGAGAAAATCGCCGGCACCACGCTGATGCAGACGCTCGTCAATTCGGGCGCGACCGTATCGCCGCTGTCGTTCCAGCTGCTGTCAGGCTCCGAAACCCTAGTCAATTCCGTGAGTGCCCAGTCATCTGGCAACGGTTTCTATTACGCCCTGCATCTTCTGCCGACATCCGAGGCCTGGTACATCGGGCAGGCCATCGCGGTCGTGAACGCCAACACTTACACGGTACGGCAGCTCGTGCGCGCGCGGGCGCTGGAGGTTGACTGATGGGTCGGTATATCGACTGGGATGACGTTGCTAACAGCTATCCCGACTGGGCAAAGGCTGCGAGTGCCAACAGCATCGGCAATCTGTGGATTCCCCGTGCCGAGGACGAGGTCGACGCGCGGCTGGCGCCGAAGTACACCGTTCCGTTCACCCCGGTTCCGGGTGTCGTGCGCGACCTGTCGATCGATCTTGCGTACTACAAGCTCGTGTTCGCCAGCGACAAGGGCAAGGCGCTGTGGGAGAGCCTCAAGGAGCGGTTCGAGTCGATACTCGATGGCTCCATGCTCCTGACCACCAGCGCAGGCGCCTTGGGTACAGGCGATCGCGCCTGGTCAACTCACCAGAACTACCCTACGCAGTTCGGGGTGGATAGTGACGTGAATTGGCAGGTGTCCTCCACGTGGGCTCTTGATCAGCAGGAGGCGCGCGGCCAGATTTGATCCGCGTCGAGCTCAACGGGAAGGTGATTCTCGAGCGATTCGATCGCATGGTCACCGCGGCACATGACACATCGGTCCCAAATCGGCAGCTTGCGACGCAGCTTTACGGCTGGACGCAGCGGAATTTTCAAAGCGGCGGTTCGATGCAGACCCCGGTTTGGGCACCGCTCAAAGCATCAACCGCTAAACAGAAGGCGCGCAAAGGCTACTCGCCGATCCCACTGATTCGTACCGGCCATCTTCGGCAATCATTCAGGCCATTCTGGAACAAAGAGCAGGCGGGAATTGGCTCTGAGGTTCCGTATGCGCAGTACCACGAGGCAGGCACGGAACGACTCCCACAACGCGCCATGCTGCCTCCGGAGAGTGTCGCTTCCGAGTATGCCCGCGTGATCTACGGGCGCTGGGCCGAAGGGTTGGCGAAACTCGCATGAGCATTATCACGCAGGACATCGCTGGGGTCGTTGTCGCGGTAACAACGCTTCTCAAAGATTCGCAGGATGTGCAGGATATCGGTGCGAATGTGGAGCTTGCAGAGCCCATTAACGAAGACCCGTCCCGATGTCCATGGGTGGGTGTGTATCCGGTTCGGTGCTCATTCCCATCACGCACAGCTGGGATGGGTGGCGGGTTCAGGGCGCAGAATCCGGAGTTTTTCGTGGTGTGCCAACAGACCCACGCTAGCGAAGGCGCTACCTGCCTGGCGCTGCTTGGGGTTCTCGTGAAAGCGGTGACTGGCGCTGTCCTGTCTGATCCGAGCCTCAAGGGAACCGTGCAGATGCTCGGCGACTTCGATCTCGAGTTCAGTGGATACGAGAAAGTGAATGACGTAATCATGCAGACCGCCACCATCCGCGTGGTCGGACTAACGACCGTTTCAGGAGGCTGACCGCAGTAGATGAGCTATGGCGCACAGGCGAAGGTCGGCTTTGCCCGACAGACGAACGCGGGGTCCTATGTCATCGCGACATCGGCACCCACCTCGTATCACGCGATGGGGTTCGTTTCGCACGACATCGGGCTCGAGAAAGAAGAGCTGATCTCACAGAATCTGATCGGCAAATTCGAGCAGGGGGCCAGCTACTCCGGCGCCTCGAAGGTCAACGGCACGATCGAGTTCGAAGCAACGCCCCGCAATCTTCTTACCGCATTGGGCATGGCCGTGACGCATGCGCCGGCAACGGTGAACTCAGGGTCGATCCGCACCTGGACCTTCCTGCCCAACACCGCGGACTTCAACTCTTCGTTCGTGAAGTCGATCTGGTCGATGTATTCCCAGTTCTCCGACTCGAACTCTGCGGACCTCTTCTATGACATGCAGGTCGGGCAGCTTGATCTTGTTATCTCGCAGGGCCAGTTCACGCGAGGTCGCCTCCAGGTGGTGGGCGGCGCGCGGGTGGCGACCGGCGTCGGCTCTGCCAACATCGTCCCAGATGCATCGGATGCCGGTCGACTCTTCCCGTGGAACGTGGCCTCCATCAGCTACGGTGGCGCGGCGCTGCAGACGGCCAGCGACCTCACGGTCTCACTCAACGAGAACGTTGATGGTCTATACACCATCAACGGGACGCTGACGCCGTTCAAGTACACGCGTACCGGCTTCCGCGAAGTGACCGTCAACGGCACGTTCTACATGATCGACCGTTCGATGTTGAACAACTTCACGGGCGAGACTCAGGCGCAGCTTCTCGTGACGCTGGTTTCGACGATCGCAGCCGTTCAATCCGGCTACTACAACACGATCGTCATCGATGTCCCCCAGTTGAAGGTGACCGCGTTCAAGCCGGCAGTGAGCGGCCCGGGCGAAGTCTCGGTGCCGTTTACCGGTCGCGGCGTCATCGACCCGAGCAGCAACTACGCGCTGCAGTTCACTCTCGTCAACACTCGGCAGATCGACCTCTAGGAGGATCAGTGAGTCAGTATGTCCGGAGCATCGTCGTAAAGCGCGACTTCGAGAACGACAAGGTCGTGTTGGTACTGAAGCCGGTGGGCTTCGGCGATGCCCTGAAGTTCAGGAACATCGATGTCAGGAACCTGAAAGAGGACGACATCCCGGAAATTTTCGGCTCCTTGAAGAAGTACGTCACGAGCCTTTCCGGACTGAAGGCGGATGACGGCACAGACGTGACGCTGGATGAGATGTTCTCGGACTTCTATTTCTCGACACTGCTCATCGAGATGCTGACGGAATGGGTGGGGAAGGGCTCTCCTAAAAACCCTTCATTGCCCGGCGCATCGCAGGGCGAATCGCAGCCGGGGTAACCGTTTTCGACGAGGACCCGTGCGAAGGCGGGTTAACGATCCGGCAGTGGATAGACTTGTGGCTTTACACACATGACCAAGGTCGACGCACAGAATGGCCGGACGGAGGGTGCTTACTTGAGCAACCTGCCATTGCAGTCGCCATGCTAGACCTCATCGGCGAATCCCTACGGGAGGCGGCAGAGCAGGCTGGCAAGTAATGTTGTAGAGCTCGTCGTCCGCCTCCAGGACAAGCTCAGTGAGCCGCTGAACCACATCAACGGCAAACTCGGCGCGTTCGGCCAGAGCATCGGTGCGCTCGCGGGTGCCGCAGGCATCGCTGGCATCGTTACTGCGCTGGGCGGTTTCGCGAAGAAGAGCTTGGAGTCTGCCGACGCTATCGGAGACGCGGCGGATCGGGCCGGTGTCGCAGTCGACACCCTGTCACGCCTGAAGTTTGCAGCCGAGCAAAATGACGTTGAGTTCGGTGCGCTCACTATCGCCATCAAGCGCTGGCAGGTCACACTGTCGCAGGCCGCGAGTGGAAGCAAGGATGCGGCGGGCGCACTCAAGCTCGTCGGTCTCAACGCGGCAGAGTTGAAGGGGCTTGGGCTTGAAGAGCAGCTCTCCGCAATCGCCAATCAGTTCCAACGGATTCGAGATCCCGCCGATCAGACCCGTGTTGCCGTTGAATTGTTCGGCAGGGCTGGTGAACAGCTCGTCCCGCTGCTCAATAAAGGCGGTGGCGCAATCGATGAGCTGATCGCCAAGGCGGATGAACTAGGCATCACGCTGGACCAGCGCACTGCCACATCCGCGGACCTTGCGGATAAGGCGCTGAAGAGGCTGTTCGCGACGATCGAGGCCGGCGCCTCACGGAGTGCTGGCCGCCTCGCGCTCGCATTTGTCGGCGCAAGCGATGAGCTAGACTCGATTCGACTGAAGATCGAAGAATTGAAGCGCCAGCGAGACGAGCTTCAGGGCGGCGGCTTCCTCACGAAGCTCTTCGTGCCAGACGGGCCGCGACAGCGAGCGATCGAGAACTTCAATCGCCAGATCGACGAGCAGCAGCGCAAGCTGAATGCGTTTCAACGGGCTGCCGCAGGCGACAAGAAGCCCGATCTCGTCATCCCAGCCGTTGAGACACCGATCGCCGAGGCGACAATCAAACAGCGCAAGGCGGAGCTTGAGGGTCTGAACAAGCTGTTCGACGAGTTCAACAAGAACACGAAGGTGCAGGAAGACGTCGCGCTTGATAACTATCGAAAGTCCATACAAGAGATCGAAGAGCTGACTGCGGCGGGCGTCATCGACTTCGAAGAAGCTGGCCGACGCATTCAGGCAACGTCAGCGAAATTCGATGAAGCCGTTCTCATCGATCCCGTGAAGATCAGCCAGACGAAGGTGGTCGTCACGCAGGTTCTCACGGACCAGCAACGCGCGGTCGACAAGTTCGTGGACACTCTCACGACAGGTCTCGACAACCTGGCGCACTCCGGCGAGCTGACTGGGCGCTCGATCCTCAAGTACCTGCTCTCGGCATTCGAGGCACAGGTTCTCAAGGATGCGATTTCAGGATTGGGTGTCTACCTGAAGAAGGCTCTCGGGGGCACCGGAGGCGCGAGCAGTTCAGGGATCGGTTCAATTCTATCTGGCATCTTCGGCGCGTTCGGTCACGCGGCTGGCGGAGGCCGGATGTCCGGCCCGCGCATAGTCGGCGAGGACGGCCCCGAGCTCGACATGGGAAGCGGCAATATCCTGAACCGCAGGCAACTGGCATTCGCTGGGAGCGGCGGCGGAGGTGTCACGCTGAACACGAGCAACGTGTGGAACATCGACGGTAGCGCGAACCCCGCGGCCACAGCGCAGTACGTCGAGTCGCGCATGCAGTCGAACAACCGCAAACTGCTTGAGCAGGTAAACCGGCTCATGAAGGACAACTACGGGAGGCCGCTGCGCTAGGTGCCTGACGTTCTCATACCGCCTTGGGTGCGCCCGGAGTCGCCCGAGACCATTCGAATCATCGATGACGCGACCGTCGCGTTCCAGCCTGCATTCGGTCGTGGTACGACTCAGCGCGGCATCTTCGCGGACCCTCGCTGGGGCTTGCGTCGGCGCTATCGAGGTCTACGTTCAGACGAGAAGGCCGCCATTCAGGTCGCTCTAAACGAAACGCGCGGACAGTTCAACGTGTTGCGAGTCACGCCGCACACGCCGATTCGCGGGAGCTTCGCGACGAGCGAACTGCTTTCGAACAATACTTTCGCGAGCGGAACATCGAGTTGGAGCGAAAGTAACGCTGGAGTGACCCTCACTGCAGTAGACCGCGTCCTTCGTATTCGGCGTGCAGATGGCGCCAACAGCACAGCCATTCGTAATACAGTGTCCATGGCGGTGACCGCGAATTCCCCCTACGTGCTTAGAGCTTTCGCAGTGCCGGGTCGCGGAGCGACGGGATGCGGCCTTCGTGTAGGCACAACGCTGGGCGGTATAGAGGTTTCCGAGAGCGCGGTGTCCGCAACCGGCGGCATGCTGTCACTGGTGGCGGTTCCATCTGCTTCTCCGGTCTACGCAAGTCTGGTGGATTCGTTCTCCGGCCGCATGGCAGGCGACTACACGAGCTATCCATATAGCTCTTATTCCCGCTGCGCGCTCGTGGACAATGCGGCTAATCTTCTGACCCGATCCGACGATTTCGATCATGCGGATTGGGCCAAGATTGGCGTGGTGGTTGGCGCCAACACGACGCCAGCCCCAGATGGAACGTCCACCATGGACGGACTAATAGAAGATACGAACAATACCGGGCATCTGGTGACGCAGAACAAGACGGGGCTTTCTTCCGCTGCAGCGGATTACACCATCGCGGTGGAAGTGACCCCCGGAAATAGATCCTATTGCTTCCTACAGATGGATGAGGGCGGCTCTACTGTCGTCACGCAGTTCTTCAACCTTGCATCCGGGGTGGTAGGGTCATCGGCCTCTACCGGAGCCGGTTGGTCGAATCGGCGCGCGGCAATCGTGAATCTCGGTGATAGCCGCTACTACTGCGTAATGACGGCTCGCAAGACTAGTTCGGCGACTACCGTCAAGGCGTACATTGGCGCTGCTTCCGCAGACGGGACGAGCACGTATGTTGGTAATGGGGCCGGAACCGCGATTGCGATTCGGCGCGGCGGCGTATCGCCATCATCTGTGTGGTGTCGTATGGGCCAGACAACTAGTGCCGCAACGGTAGGGGCACCGGAGAGCGGCGGCGGCCTTTACACGAAGGGTTGGCCGGTCAGCACGAATGGGCTTCTTCTGACAGGAGACTGGATCGAGATAAACGGGGAACTGAAGCAGCTTACCGCCCCCGTCAATTCGGATGCGGCTGGACTTGCCTACATACAGTTCCGGCCGGGACTTGCTAGCACGCCTGCGGATAACGATCCGGTCGTGGCCTTCGAGCCCTTCGGCCGCTTCATCTATCCGGGCACGCGCGAGTTCGAGAATCTGTTTGGCATCTATGGCGACTGCGAGATGAATCTCGAGGAGATCTACTCTTGAGCCGTTTCCTGTCGACATCGCAGCAGGCGTATAGCGAGCGCGACGCCTTTGCGCTTCGCCAGCTCGTCGATGTCGGCGTGACGAGCAGCACGATCTATGCGTGCAGTGGCTACCGCTACTTATTCGCGATGGGGAACACGTACACACCTGTCGGTGTGCTGGGCGGCCTTGAGCCGATACAGGAAGAGAGTGATCCATTCCCTCGCGGCCTCAAGCTCTGGCTGGCAGCTGTCAATTCATCGCAGCTCTACGAGCCACTGCGCGAGGACATGTTCAACCGCACCGTGAAGGTATGGGAGGCGTTCCTCGATCCTGACACCTTCGCGCTATCAAACACGCCGGAGCTTCGCTGGCAGGGCCGAATCAATGAGATCGAGATACGCTTCAACGATTCGGAGCGCGGAAACTACTACGAGGTGAGCGCGGAGACAGAGCTTCGGCGCACCCCGCAGAAAGCCTACTTCAACAAGGAAACGCTCTGGCTCACCTATAGCGGGGACACGTTCTACGACCTCATGCATCTGATCCCCACGCAGCGGACGATGTGGGGGCAGGAAGCTACGAACTTCGGCGCCCCTGGAACAGCTCCAGCGCCGCGCACGCCCGGCGGGCGCTACCTACAACCGTGAATCTGGACGCTGATATGCGCTTCGCGCGACTTTCACCGGTCATCGAGACCTGGCGGCGGCTGCCCTTCGCCTGGTCTATCCATGACTGTGTGTTGTTCGCGGCACGTTGTGTGGATGCGCAACTGGCGACTCAGTTTGAGACTTTCGTTCAGCGGGACTTCAAATACGAAGGTCCCGTTTCGGCACTGCGCATCGTGAAGCAGGCCGGCGGCTGGGAGCCGCTCATCAGTCGATACCTCGGACCGTCGGTCGGGCCGGAGGAGCTTGCGTTCGGTGACGTGGTTCTTGGGAAAAACCACGCGCCATTTGAGCGCACTTCTCTGCTGGGCGTGTGTGACGAGGAGCTTTTCATTGCGCCGGGCACCTTCGAGCTCGAGTGGCTCCCCATGTCGAATGCGCTTCGAGGCTGGAAGCTCGATCGCATTCCACGGTGAGCCATGTCAGAAGCCTTCTCAGCCGGTGCAAGCTACGTCGCAGGATCGATCGCCTCGGAAGGCACGGCGACCTACGTCATCGCGTATGCGGCCGTGTATGCCGCGGAGATCTACGCGCTCAACCGCGTGGCCGCCTCGCTGGGAGCCTCAAAGCCGAAGGGCGAGGGAAGGGGGCTGGAGGTCGCGATCACCGATACCGGGCAGGCGGCGTTCGCGCTCTACGGGCTCGTGCGAGTGTCGGGCATCAACGTTATCCCGGTGCACTGATGCCAGCCGTCATCCGCCCCAACAAGCCGTGGCAGAACATCAAGGCCTCGCTCTACATCGGCCTAAACTTCTACCAGGACAGTCGCAGCCTCTACAATCCGTTCGCTTCGGTGAAGCACAGCCTGCGATATGCCTACAGTCTCTTGCATCCGAAGCCACCGGAGACCGGATCACTTGAGGTCGCGCAGACTGAGACAGACGCTCGAGGCTTTGCGCTCTATGGGCTGGTGCGAGTTTCTGGCGTGAACGTGATCCCGCCATGCTGACCTACGACCAGACCATTCAGTTGCTTTGCCGGGTTGAATCCCTAGTCGTGCTCGACGGCTTCGATCCGGAGTCCAAGACGATGCAGGGGCCGTTCCCTTGTGTAGGGGATTGCATTGCGGATGAGCATCGGCTCGCGGCTGCCTACATCGATTCGCTCAGCATCCGAGCGGGAGACCTCGGGGTATGGTTCATGCCGTTGTGCGAAGTAGGCGAGCAGTACGCGAGCAAGTGGCTTGTGCAGGATTCGGCAGGCCGTGCCTGGCTCGCCTGCAAGTATTTCGCGGTCCGCTATCGCCCAGACTTCCACCGCGCCGTGGGTCGCGTGGTAGCAATCGTGACCGGTGAGCCAGGAACCTTCGATCGACCGCTCGCAAAACGTCTCGCCGCGGAAATGGCGCAGCTGCGCGCGTCCCCGCCGCTCCGGGATGACGTCATCGTATTCGCCGATGACCTACTGGAACTCTCTGCCATCGTTGCCGAGATCGATCGGAGGCATCAGATGTCCTGAGCGGCGTCAACATCATCCCGGCCATCTCCGGCGGCGACTCCGGTCGCTATCTGGAGCAGATTCTCGCGTTCGCCGTTCACGAGGTCGACAGCTACACGGACGTGTACGTAGACGATCAGATCGTCACCAACGCACAGATCACGGCGGTATCGGGTACTGCCAACGACGGCAAGGTCACGGCGACCAAGTACGCCAATGCCATCTGGATTCGGCGCTACACTGGCACCGCTTCGCAGACTGTGGATTTCATCCTCAACAGTCGCTACTCCTCAACGTTCACCTCTGACTATCGGGGTCGCGGCATCGCATATGCCGCGATGAGCTACGACTGGGGCGACGGAAAGCTATTCCGTGGGCCGCCGATCATGACTTTCCTCATCAAGGGGAAGAAGTGCTACGACCCGCGTCTTGATGCGAGTCCCGGCGCGGCGCCTACGAATCCGGCCTTCGCTGCGTGGACGGAGAACCCGGCTCTGTGCTGGGCGGACTATGCGATGGCCGACTATGGCGGTGCTGTCGCGTCGACCAGTATCAATTGGGTGTCAATCGTTGCGGCGGCCAACATCTGCGACGCCCTGGTCAATATTCCCGGAGCCGCGACCCAGAAGCGCTACACCTTCAATAGCCGGGTCATTCTTCCGGTAGACCCGGACTGGCGCGAGAACGCCAAGCTCTTCGTCGACGCGATGATGGGTCGCATGGTGTTCCGCGACGGCGTCTGGTTTGTGTATGCGGGCGCCTTCGATTCTGCGAGCTACGCGATCAGCAAGACCGACTGGCTGTCGATCGATCGAATCAAGACTGTAGCGCCGCGGGACGGCGGGCGCTGGAATACGGTTCGCTGTTGGTATGTCGACCCATCCAGGAACTGGCAGCGCGTGGAGTGCTTTCCCAGGCGCAACGCCACGTACAAGAGCGCGGATGGCGCCGAAGAGATCGCGCTCGAGATGGAGCAGCCCGGCTGTACCAACGAGTACGAGGCACAGCGCAAGGCGGAGTTCATGCTCCGCCAGTCGCGCAATCAGATCGCGATAAGCGGCAAGCTTGGACCGAAATTCAGGAAGGCTGCCACCGGCGAAATGGTGGCGGTGACCTTCGAGGAACTCGGCTGGGTATCGAAGCTCATGCGCATTCGGACGATGAGTCTGAACCCTGATGGTACGGCAGACGTGGGTCTCGTCGAGGAGCAGTCGGCAGACTGGACGGACCTGCTGGCGGCTGAGTACAACGCGCCCAGCACATCGACCATCCCTGCCACGAACCCAACGACCCCAACCGAGGCGGTGCTGTCGATTACCAATGTGGTGAACGGGACGATCCGGTTCAGCATTGCGAACCCAACCGTAAAGCCAACCGGTACCCAGTTTCGAATCATTCGCTCGGCGGTGTCTTCCAACGCTGCCGCGGGCACCTCGATATACGATGGAGTGAGCCAAGTAGTCGACTATCCAGCCGCCCCAGGGACCTTCTATTACTTCTCCCAGGCGTACGCGAACTCGTACACCGGGCCCTATAGTCCCAACACCACCGGGTTAGCTGCCAATGCGTACGTGACCAACGTCACGCAGGTGAACTGCACCGTCTCACAGACATTCAGCAAAGGTGGCACCGCGCTATTCGTAGCTGAAATGGGGCGGGTCGATTTCGCCCCGACCTCTGCCAGTGCGTTGGTCAGCGTGACGGCTACATTCCGCGCTGGAATCGGGAACGTTTTCGGTACCAACGGCGTGTATCTGCAGTTTGCTACGGGGGTCACCAGTCTTTACGGGACCCCGACGATCCAGAACGGCGGCGCGCTGACAACCGACATGCGGCCGACGCAGATCACTGGCGTATTCACTTATAGCGCGAACAACAGCGCCTACGTGGGTCTGTACTGGGATACCACGTCAGGCCCGAACAGCTTCGCGTTCGACAATGTGGCTATTCGTACGGAGTTCATCAGGCTATGAGCCTAGTGAATTTCAGCAGCCTTGCGTTGGATATCGGCGATCATCCGACCCAGTTCGCGCTGGGTCTGC